ATCTGAGGCACTTGACGACGGTAGTCCAGCATACTACAATAGCAATATCCTTGGACGCTACATGCGAAAAGATTATGGTAACTTTGGAAGACACCCTGAAAGCGACACATGACTGGGCAATAGATCGTATACATACTCTTTGTGATATTCCTACTTATGACGTTGTGAATACCGTTGAAGATGCACATGCCATTAGGGCTGAATTTTGTGAGTGGTTGAATCCAGAAATCGAAGATCATGAAATCTATTCACTGGAATACCTAGGAGACACAGATGACTAACGGAGCATCAGACAGTTTTAAAAAAAGAATACTAGAAGAATGTGAGAAGCTATCTTGCGATGGGCACCATATTGAAGCAAGTCAGTTGTTCAGAACTTACTTCCCAGAGTTTGGGTCAGCACTCCCTGACAGATTTGACACAGTACAGATTTAATGCTACACTACATAAACTTGTGCCGATAGAGATTTTATCTCTAAGCGGATGTTGAGTTCAATCGATTTAATGTTTAAGACTATTGCTGCTACAACCTTTCTCACGGCAAGTGCGGCTTGTGCGTATCCCGCAATCACTGAAATTGCTAATCCTCCAGTGATTGAGATTGAGGTTGTAACAAAATCTTGGAAATGTCCTGGTTGTAACGAAAACGAAAAGTATGTCCTTGCAAAACTCCAAGAGAACACAAAAATTTCTGATAGAAATGCCCTTGCAGCGATTATGGGTAATATCAAATCAGAAAGCAATTTCCATCCCAACATCTGCGAAGGGGGTGCTAGAGTTCCTTATGATCGTTGCCATCGGGGTGGGTATGGACTCATTCAGTGGACTACTAAGAAACGGTATGATGGTCTAGGATCTTTCTGTAAGAAATATGGTTGCAATCCTAGCAGTATTGAAGGACAGACTCGTTATATGATAAACGAGTCCCAGTTCCAAAAACTTCTTCCTGAGTTTGAGGGACGTGGATTTACTGTTTCACAATATATGGTTCCCTCTTATTATTGGTTAGGGTGGGGTATTAAAGGATATCGTGAACAATATGCTTATAACTATACTAAACGACTTGTGTGGTCATGATTAAAAAAGTAATCAAAAAAGGAATTAAATACGTCAAGAAAGTGTTTATTCCTAAAAGCGAGTTCATTAAAGAAACTCCTAAAAAACCTGAAAAGAAACAATCGACTTATACAGGAGTTGTTGCCCCTGTTTCTACTCCTTTTGATTCTTGGTTTTCTAAACCCGTAAAGAGTGAAAAGGTTGTTGCCTATGAGAAACACGTTGCTCAAAAAATTGAAGAGCAAAAGATTATTGAAGCAGCACAACCTAAGAAAGAACCAGAAGATATTCATCAACAGATGTATGAGCGTGTCACCAAGTATTGGGGCACTTGGCAAGAAGAACATCTTGGTGGTTCTGAAAACTTCCAGTCTGGTCCTGGTGGTTGGAACTCTGGTACAGGTATGGGGCAGTTTAAATGAATGAAGACTGGCGTTATTCTAACGATAGAATGAACCTTCGTGAGCAATCTCTCACTTTATTGTTAAAGAGGTTTGGTAATGAGTTGCAAGAGAATGGAGAACCAGTATACTCTAATCAATCAATCTACGAGTGTGCTCATGACTGGGTATCTCAGGGAAATATGAATACTTTTGGGTTGGTTAAATACTATCAGGCGTATTACACATCATGAAAAAACTTCTGTTTGGTTTGCTCAGCACCTGTCTTCTTACTGCTCCCGCACTAGCAGAAGGAAAGATTACAAAAGGATTCTATAGTATGGATGCATTGGGTTGTATGATCACCCGAGAATGCACCAAAGATGTCCGACGAATCAAGAGTATCGACGATATTCGTAAAGAGTTTCCTAATTCTGATTTTGATATTATTGCTGACGAGTTTGACTCGATGTTGGTATCCCTTGATAAAATCGGAGTTATGGTTTTTCTAGGTCATGAAAAGTATTTTCCCCCTGGTCACCGTGGTGTTTATCACACAGTATCTAATAACTTTTATTTGAATGATGCTTTTATGCATCGTCCTGGTGTTCTTATGTCTGTAATGAGACATGAAGGGTGGCACGCTGCACAAGATTGTATGGCTGGTACTATCAAGAATAGTATGATTGCTATTATCAAACCAGAAGAGGATGTTCCTGATCTTTGGCGTGAGATGGCTGAACGTACTTATCCAGAGTCTGCTGTTCCTTGGGAAGCGGAAGCAGGTTGGGCAGGTAGAACAGAAGGTATGACTGAAAAGGCACTGACTGCTTGTGCGGAAGGTAAGATGTGGGAAGTGTATAAACCCACACCATTGACGGAGAAATGGTTGAGGGAAGAAGGTTTTATTCAATAAATAGCAGAGCCTTACTCTTTACAAATGCTAGGAAACAAATCCAAAGCTAAAGTAGAAGAGAAAGACCATGATGAAGATAAGAGTGAAGTCCTTGGTAATTTGGTGAAAGTTGTCGTACTTATTTGGTCCGCATCTCTTCTCACGTTTAGTTACGTCAGACTACCTAACGGTCAAAAAATTCTTGATTTTGACCCTACCTTCATCGCATCCGTGTTCTCCGGATCGCTTGCTGCTTTTGGATTGTCTCCTGCTAAGGCGGGTGGTGGTAATGGAAAGACAGCAGTAGCGAAGAAAGAACCTGAAGTTGTCTCTGCTATCGACAAGAAAGCATGATGAATACCGAGTCCCCAGTATGGTCAGTTATTATACTATTATGCTGTGGACTCGCATTTACGCTATATTGCGTCATATATATCTTACGCCTCGCATTTCAGGAGATGGAAGAGGATGTCCAAGAGACTCAAAGCAAAGAAGAAGGGCAAACAGTCCAAGCAGTTCCAGGGGAATGCGACGGCGAAAAGAGCTAAAAATGGAGGTAAGAAGTAATGGGAGCAATGACACCACCCAGCAGGAAGTCGTGCTACAACTTCAGGGTAGTCGAAATAAATAGGGTTGTAGATGGCGATACAATCGATGTCACTATTGACCTGGGTTTCGATCTTTATAAGAAAGAAAGGGTCAGAGTGGCAGGAGTCGATACGCCAGAGAAACGAACACGCGATCTCGAAGAGAAGGCACTTGGTTACGACGCAACCAACTGGCTCAAAGATGCGCTCGATGGTGCTATCGCTGGCGATGATGACCTCGTTATTAGGACTGAGCTTGATGGGGGTGTTGGTAAATACGGTAGACTCTTGGGATGGCTTTATATTGGAGACAAAGAAGTCTCTCTCAACGAACAAATGATTACCGAAGGATATGCCTGGGCATATGATGGTGGAACCAAGCAAAAGAACTTTGAGGAACTCAGAGAGATCCGCAGAGCACATGGAACTTTAGTGGAGTAAACCAATGCAAAAACTAGTAAACGTGGTAGCACTACTATCAGGTCTTGTATCACTTGGTGTTGTAGGTGGAGGAGCATACCTTTTCCTCAATAAAGATGCGATGATTGAGGATGTGCGTGTAAAGGTAACAACAGAAGTTACTAAGGCAGTTACAGAAGCACTTCCAGGAATGGTTGATTCGGCAATGCCTAATCTTCCTTCTGCTACTGGAGATATTATGACAAAAACAAATGTTCCTTCCCTGACAGGTCCAGTAGTTCCTGGTATGTAAATTTATACATACTATGGTTGTGTTAATATTAGGTTATGGTTACTACTAAAAGAAAGAATAAGGATGCTGAAAAAACATTCTTTTTATATGTGTTCTTTTATCATTTGTATTCTGGATTTTTGAAACTATTCACTGATGATTGATGCCTGAAATTAAAGAAATCCAAATCAGGAATCTAAACATACCTCAAATTTCTGATTGGTTGAATTTATATCCACAAGCAGTACCACCCATTGTTCCAGTAACACAAAATATTGGGACACCAATTGTTGACCTTCCAGGATGTGTTGAATCGCATCCTGATGCTGGAAAGAGTAAAACACTGTCTCAGGATGATTCTAATGGCACAATGACATATTGTGATGGAACAATACCATCATTCAATCCGATTGATTATTCGCCAGAGGATATGACTATTGAAAGGTCTGTTCCTCCCCCAAAGGTTGAGGCACCTGAAGCACCAGAACTTCCAAAAACTCCAGAGGTTCCAAATACACAACCTTCTACTGCAAAAGTAGATTGTCCTACACCATCACAACAGGCAAAGGAACCTGTTGGCACAATGGTTCAGGGATTTAGAAAAAAAGTTATTGGGTATGATCTGATAGGAAACGAGTGTATTCAACGCACAGAAAAAGTTCCTCTACCCACACAAATTATTGCAGGATTGCCAAGTCCTGGTACAGTTATGACGACTGGTGGTATTGCAGTAGTTGCCACTGGATCAGCACTCATAGCAAAACCGTTGGCAGACATTCTACTGAAGGTAGTCAAACCAACGGTTAAGAAGGTGATGAAAAAAATTGCTGCTATCAGGGGGAAGGAAGAGGTGTTCTTATCTGTAGCGGAGCGCCGAGTGGAGCAGCGGGAGAGGAATCAGGCAATAAAGGAACTGCGTTCGGCACTGAAACCGAAGGGATAGAGTGTCTATGTGGAGGTATGACACCACCAGGGTTAGTAACAACCACATCCGCACACACTTTATAATATGGAGACTTGGGGTGGAAATAGATGCCTTGCTTCTTCAACTCACCACAATTCTTAAGTCTGGCGATTTCAAAGTCTAAACGTTTATTGGCAGTTATTTGCTGCTGTAAGGCGATTTGAGTTGCTGCTGCTTCTTTACACTGATCTTGTAACTTCTGGTCTTGTGGAATGCTCCAGGTGGCACTGACGCCCACGGACAAATTGTAATTATCTTTTTGTCCAGTTCTGGTAGGAACATGATATAAAATATTGCCAGGATTATCTAAAGACCCATCATCATTAAGGTCTCTCATATCATATACTGGGTCATTATAATAAGGTTCATAAGGTTTCTGCATAGAAGCAGCACCAGTTATAAATGGAGTTATGTTTAGTGTTGGACCCTGGCATTGGATTCCACCACCATAAGTATTGGTAATATATGGACCTTGTAAGACTTGGATGGCTTGGTTGGTAACTGAACCCGAACTATTAGCCACTGGTGCAGCAGTCGCACTTACACCACCAACTTCAGCATTTGCAGGTAAGGCAAAAAGTA